GATAACCCGGTTACTACCTAAAGCTGCTGTGACTCCTACTGAGATACCATACGACACCATTGCACGAGCTGACTGACTTCCATGAGGTAATTCCACATAAATCATATCCACGCCTTCAAAGAAACATGTCATAGCTTCACGTAGCTCGCTGGCCCGTCTGAAGTCATCCATATTTTTATAGGTACATGTTGCATCAATTTTAGTGGTTTGCAGGTGGATGTCAGTTATATCCAGTCCGTGTTCAGGTGAGAAGGTACCTCGGCACATTCCAAAATTAGAGAGACTAGGGTCTAGTCCCCCCACTATAATTGAGTTACTCAATTACTTTTGGAACAATACTTTCTTAGGACCCGCTGCAGCAGGTGCGGCAGTAGCAGCCCCGCCTTTTGCTTTGTTGCGCGTTTTGCCAGTATTCTTTTCAGCCCATTGGCCTTTAAATACAGCTTCGTCAACATCAGCTAAGATTTCAGCAACAGTTAAACCGGTTTCAGTATTGAATACTTTATCGATTTCGTTTTGCTCACGAGTTTCACCGCTAGGTACATACACGCCTGCATCGTTTTTAGTGTTTTTATCCACTACTTCTTTGATAACACCTAAAGTAATTGGCTTACCATCAAGTTCCATAAGGACTTGGACTTTAGTTGGTACTTCTTTTTTCAAATCGAAGTCGTACAACTTAACTGATTTTTCTTCAGGCTCAAGGTCTGCAAGAGCATCACCACAAGCAAGTAAACAGATTGCGTTACAGACGTTAAAGCCAGGTAAGTATTGCTCATCACCGTTTTTATCAGTGTAAGTATGCTTGCCGCCTTTAGCAGTACCTGAGGTAATCCATTGCGTGTTACGCATTGATTCGCCGTTAGCACCTTTAAGGTGTAAAGTCAGAGAGTTAGCTCCGCCTTTTGATAGACCTAAGTAAGCAAGTTCGATTGTGAAATCAACTAAGCCAGATTCTAATGTACGGCTTCCGCCCAATGAGTCACGTGCTTCTTTGATGCTGTCAGAGGTCTTAAGACCAGATAAAAATGACATAAATATTGTTTTCCTGTTTTTAAATAAAATTAGATACGTTAGCTTTAAAACTAACTATTCGTTGTAGTAGCCGTGAAGTCGCTCAATCACTGTTTGGCAGTCGTTATCGATAAATGTTTCACCGATTTTCCACATACCCATTGGTGCTCTCATACGCTCATTAACCGTGTCCTTAGTTAACTTGGTTTGGAAAACGTACTTGTAGCCTAAGAGATCCTCTTCTTCAGTAATCGTCAGGAGGTCTGACTCATAACCTTTAAGAGTTTTAAGTGGGACTTTCTTAGTTGAGATAACAGTTGAGAAGAATGCTTCTACACCGTTATTCATAATAGAGCCTTTCACTTTCACCAGGGTTTCCATTGCTTTTTCAGCTTCATTTAGCACATCCATTGTATGGCCGATGAAGATTACGTTCTTGGTAGACTTAGCGACGTACTGTGCCATTAAGTTTTTCATGAACTGAGCGTAGGCGCCCCACTGTTGCATGGTATTAGCTGAGCCAATAACATATACAGATTCAAACAAGTCCATCATGAAGGTCATACTGTCGACTACTATGGTATGCACTTCAGGAAGTGTTTCCGCATGGTCGAAGTATTCATACACTTCTAATGGGTCAGTTATCGTTGCTTGCATGAATTTGGTTTTGAAAGGTAATTTCTTGTTGTTTTCACAGTTCAAGTAAATTACACCTTCAGGGTTTTTCAGGTTCATCAGACTAGCTGATTTACCGGTAGCGGTCTTACCGCTGATTAGTACGAGATTATCATTCGCCATTAGGCTCTCCAAGTAGAAGTAATTTTAACTGAAGCATTGCAAGGTTCTTTTCAGAGAACACCTCAACCGACTTCCTTAAAGCCCCACTCCCTTCAGTCCAATCCTTCCGTACAATGTGTACCACATGTGGGAAGAGCATGAGCAGAAGATATGACGTACAGCGAAGTGCCATCCCACGAATCCATGCGAGGTACCCATCACCCTTGGTATAGTCACAGTCTGGGTGTTTGAATAGTAGGGCCACGTAAGCAGCCCAGGTCTCCCGCACAAAAACAGAGAAAGGGAGTTCCTTTATCATATCTAGAGGGAGTGATAAGAGTTGCATTATTTGCTCCAAATGGTTCGATTAAAGCCCACGGAGTGGGCCTCAGTTAACTATGCACCTGTCGATGCATCACGTTGGTACGCTCGTTTGGAGGCTGTCTGCATGATGGTGGCGTCTATTTCAGACTCTTCCATCTTGTCAGGCAGCTTACTATTGAGAGATACCACATTCGCTCTTACAGAGACGATATCCATTCCAGAATCAACCAACAATAAAGCGAACTTTATGTACTGATTACTTCGGTTACCGGTACCAGTATTATTGATAAACCATCGCTCCACATTAGAGAGGGATTGCTGACTATCGATAATAGCTCGTCTGGTTTCATTCTTAGTTGTCTTAGGAATGAACTCCAAAGCATCTAAAACTTTACCTTCGTTGTAGTAATGGCCACCACTATTGGTCATCCATTTACGGGCACGTTGGTTAGTTTTGTCATCTACTTTGAATGGTAACCATTCATAAATATTCTCCATGAATTCACTGAACTCAGTGGCATCCATCTTCAGCTTATGTGAAATAGGGAATATAATTCTGAAACGGTTCATAGCCGGGGTATGTCGCTTAGTCGTGTACATCAGGTACTTGTAGTCCTTCAGTAACAACTGAGCAGTTGCCAGGCTCACGCCTTCATCAACATCAATTACAACTAAATTGAATCCAGGAATAGCATTCTCTTCGTTCCGATGACCACCTTTAAGGTGATGACTGGTCCAGTGGAGATTAGGTTCTTGGGTCAACTGATGTAAATCAGTAAATGGTGCGATTTCGTCTTCGTAATTATAAGCAAGGTCATCACTGTAAGAAAATGTCATCTCGTCAAGATTAGTTTCCTCTAAGGATTCTCCGCGCAGAAACTCAATACCATCACTGAATAGTTTCTTAATGATAATATTGTTTTGATAGCCATACGCTATAGCCAGGGTCATCAGCTCACGTTTAGCAGATTCACTTCCCTTATAGAATGGTAAGTCTTCTACCAAATCTACATGAGTTACTTCTCTACCTACGTTAGCAATGTACTTAGCTAGCTTCTGATAATTACGGTCACGAGTTAACACAGCGTTTAAAGACTGCCCCGATTCTTCTACCAGTTTAATGGCGTTGTACACGTGGTCTGCTGTCACTTCGTGACTTCCGTCAACAAAGGCATAAGCCCCCGCAAGCTTAAGGGATTTGAAATTTCTGTGAATTAGCTCAGACTTTCGTATCTCCTCATGCTCTGGTAACAATGCGGCCCGTGCTTCACAGTTCAACTGGTATTCAATCAGAAGTATCTGTGTAGCCTCTGAGATACTCAGGTCTCTGCTGAAGTTAACAGCATCAGCTAAGTTACCCAGTTGGTCCGACATGGTGTGTAAGAAGGCCTCAGCGCTCTTATCGGTACGCAGCTTGAATATTTCAGCAGCAGTCAGATTCTTAATCTTAACTGCAGTAGCATTGTATCCAAACAAGCACCGTCTACCGAAGCCGGTCTCAAGGAAGCTAAGTAACTCTTCCTCGGTCTTACCACCATTGAAGAGCTTGTTAGGAGTTCCATACAACATCATGTTGGTAGGAGTTCTCCCTTCAATTTCTTCATTACGGGTGTTCTCCGCAGTGTTCTTGGTTAACTTCTGCTTAATCTTCCCTACATCGTACAGCTCTAGGAAAGAGTTTAAAGCATCAGTGTTGGTTAATAGATGTGAACCAATCTCATCTATTTCCATATTCATGGAGCCAGCATTAGACATCAACAACATATGTCGCATCTGTTTAATTGCAGCTGGTGTTCCACTATCGAATGAGAAAGCCAATTTACCTAGGAGGGCAAACTCACGGTCAACGTGAGCTCGTTCCTCATCTGGGCATGTCTTGGTTCTCTTAGCACGTGATACAGACAGTTTAGCTAAGTTCTTATCGGCAACAATTGGGAATGTTTCCTCTAAGAACCGTGCACGGAACTGGTCTATCACCTGCTCTTCGATGATGTTAGTTGAATGTCCTTTACCTTGGCCAGACGATGCTAAGTTAATGGCATAGATATTCACAGGTATTATCCCGCGGTCATCAGTGACGATGTCAGTACGCATCATAGACGCGACTTTACCAAAGTAGTAGGCAACCAATACTCGGAAGAATAATGGGTTATCATTACCGGTCTTACGACGCAGTATTTCAACTAACTTTTCAGCGGATGGATGATAGTCCATCTTCTCAAAATCTTTCATACTACTCCCCCAATGACTCGCGGGAGATATGCCCATTCCAGATACGCGAGTATGAACTGCGTGATTTATTCAAACCTAACGAGTGGTTCAAAGAGGCGGTTACATCAGACAAGGTACTAGTACCTACGGCGTATGGAGCTACCTTGTTACGGTAAAGGCGATGTTCTTCCATTACAGCATCAAAGTTCTCACGAGTGAACTTAGTCGCATCGTAAGTGGCTTTATTTTCCGCTGGTTTACTTTCGATTTCTGGGCCCATTATCGCGGTCCAGGCACTGTTGTACCATGAGCAGATGTTATCAATGATTTGCATACAATTTCCTTAACTAACTATTAAAGACCCATCCAGGATATAAGCATCCTTTTGGGTACATACGTTAAAAGCAGAGCAATACTTACAAGCTCGGGCTTCACCTTTCTTCTCAATTACTACACCCTTCGCTTTACCAACCATATGCGCGTTAGCTTCATACGATGTATCAAAGTTCTTAGTCGCTCTACCGAGCTTCTGTGGGTTTGCGTAATACTTGAATTGAGGTGCTGACCGCCAAAGTTCTTCATCAGTACAACTAGGGATATCCTCTTCGGGTGCATCGCCTAGTGTCATTATTTGTTTAACTTTGTTTCGGAGGTATCGTTCAGTTTCAACAACGGACATGAGTGGAAGTTTCATTTCCAGCACACGTGATTGCGGGTAAGACTTATCAGACATTGCCTTCTTAACAGACCAATCAGTAAATATGAATTGGATTGCCATAGAATCGTCAGTGATTATATCTTGGTTTAACCATCGATAAATACTTCCTTGAAGGATGTACTTTTCGGTGTTGGTAGCATGGGTGTAGGAATATGTACTGGTTGACTTAAAGTCTTCCACTCTTCCTTCACCTACGAAATCAAATTTACCTGATATCGTGAGACCGTCTAGCGTCTTCTGGCTTCGACGTTCTAAGTACACAGGGATAATGTCAGGGTTATCCAACAAGTCCTGCTTAGAGGGGTTTACCCGAACCAATTTAACTACACCTTTCGGGTAGCCTAGCTTAGCTAAAGTCTTGGCATAGTCACCTAGCCAGGCAGCTTCAATTGAGTCATGAAATGCAGTGCCCATTCGAGAAGCAACTAAATTACTTACCTCTTCGGGAGCTATCACACCAGTAATCGCAGCTCGAGTTGCTAACAAGATTTGCTTTATTGGTTTGATAATCGTAGTAACACTGATTACATTTTCATTAGGGTTGTGGTCGTAGTTGTCAGTTGCCAACCACATAGCCACAGACAGCGATGTGTTCTTTTCGTTCTTATACATTTGTTCCATTAAAAATAACCTTTGCAAGAATACCCACTCTTGAATCTACGCTTACCACACTTACGTGTAACAGATGCACCGAGGTGAGTTGGGTTAAACCCCCGTAAATATCGGATATTTTGAGTACCTGCCCTGCGTATACCTACATAACAGCTACCTCTTTGATAGCCGTCATACATGCAGTGCTCTACAGAGACTACTTTGTAATATTCTACGTAGTCATCCTTAGTGCTTACATCTACAACTATTGCAGCTATACAGGAGAGGGTACCTATTATTGCGTACCACATTATTCAGGCTCCGCAGTTATGAAACATTTATCGATTTCCTTGGGGCGTTCACAGTCATCAAGGAGCTTTTGAATTACTTCTTCACTAGAAGTAGCCGGTGCAGGCTCATCCATCATAATTAGCATGGTAATTACGGCAATCCATATCATGAGGCTACCCATCTTGACCTTCCTCAAACATTGATTCTTCAACTTCAGTGTATAGAGTAAGCATCCAGAAGAAGTCCTCCTCTTTATTTACACGCTTCTCATACACAGCTTGCACTGTCCATGAACCATCCTTCGGCTTAACTACGTTCAGGAGGAGTCTTGTGTCCTCTTCAACCGCATCAATAAGGTCTTTGGGTTTACCATCCACCTGCATCTTGTAACGCTTACGTAACAGCTTAAAGATTTTAGCTATCTCTCTAGGCTTAACGTACTTATCTTGGTCACGATACACTCGCCATATACGTCTCATGATTAATTGTTCTCCAAAGTTAATAATAATAATAATAAAGGTTAGCAGGAATTACCCATCTACTGACTCATGCGCCTCTATCATCGAATCCCACTGATCGTCGGGCGAACCTTTATCTTCGTTGCAATTCTCGTGATCCTCAATCGATTCATGGAAAGCAACCCGCATATCTTTTGTTAACTCTCTTGGTACTATTGCGAATTTGGGCTCGTTTTCAATTAACCAGTCAACAGCTTCGCCAGCGTTCATTTCGTTTATTAATTTACTTATCTTCATTTATTTTTCTCCAGTTAGCGCGTCGCTAGCAACTCAACTACTAACAACCAATGTCACACCACTAGGGTGCTGAGTTTTGGTTAGTGGTTTGGGTGTACTTACCTTCTTCGAGGGTAGTATTAACATCAGACGCCCTGACTCCATAAATGGTTGCTAAGGTTATAGCTACGGATGCC